AGGTGTCAGACACAGAGACCACTTTATCAGAGATCTGAGTGTAATTGCCGCGCCTGGCAGCAACGTCGGAGTTATCAACTGGAGGATTTGGCAATCCTTCAATAACTCGGTTAGTGCTATCCACAGACTGCAGAGCAAGCAAGGGCCATTCCACATACTGCTTAGTAGCAGCTGGACCTTTGCCGGCAATTGTAGACATGAATGGCGTTTCGGTAGGGGTAATCAAGTTCTCAGCATCCGCAAGATCTTCGCGAATGGTGATAGAGCTATAGGTGTCGAGGGGCATATAGTTTGCCGCCCCGATGCCAAAACGAAGTGTAGTGAACATTTTCTATCCTTTTCTGCGCACTAGCAGGGTAGCAGCGACATCATCGGGCTTACCACTGGCACGAGCGCGGTTTATAATGGAGAGGTCCAACTTACGTTGAGCACTCTGTTGAGCTCCTTGTGAACCGACAGGACGAATCAATACCTTCCGAGTCTCGGGATCGGCAGTTGCGTCAACTTTCGGGGTAGCCTTATCAGCTAAACCTTTTCTATACTGCATAGCATCATGGAGCAACAACATAGCACGCTTGTCGACAATAGCGTCAACCTCGTCCTTTGTGTAGCCATAATACTGCACAGCTGCCTCAGTCATGCTACCCATAAGCACTGGAGCTTGTTTGGGATCGCCTAGAGCTGGAAGGCTCTTCACGAGTTCAGCAGCTTGGCCTTCAAGATACTGACGTTGAGCGTGGGCTTGTATGTCAGCCTGCTCTGCGTTCAATCTTTCGACTTCTGCTCGCACTCTAATTTGTTTGTCTTGTAGTTCGCGCATTTCCTCGCGCTTAAGAAGGTACTCACCAGGGTCATCAGCTTTGAGTTTAGCCCAGTCAACCTTGGGGGTATTATTTTCAATGACGCTGTCTAATATCTTAAGCCGCTCAAGAGTCTGGCTGTTAACATCAAACAACTGCCTAGCTTGTTCATCTGCAGCCTTGCGAGACTCCACTGCTTTCTGAATGTTGCTTTCAATATATTTATTGCCGCTGTAGGCCTTTTTAAGGTCTTTGAGAGCAACTTCTTGAACTTTTCCGTCGACAGTGACGTCGACCACGTACTCGTCAAGGTTTTCTAGATCTGCACTTTCTTCCTTGACTTCTTCCTCTTTGGCAACAACTTCTTCCTCTGCCACCTCTTCCACGTCATCTGTCGTGGTCTGTGCTTCACTGGGTGGTGTAGATACCTTACCGGCACTGCTGTTTGAAGCAGGCAGAGCCTTTTCCATAATCAGATCAAGCACTGCTTGACTATCTGAATTGTCAGTGTTGTCGTTGGTGTTGATGCCTTCAGCCACGCTGTCTTTCCTTCTCTCTTGCTGCTCTTACAAAAACCACCTCACCCGCATAGGCGTTTAGCTTGCCGACGATGCGTTCCAACGCCAGGAACTCAAAGTAGTAGTTCTCCCTCAAATCAGACTGCTGCATCCCAGTGGAACGTATGGCAGACATGAGGTCAGTGCTAACATCATCAATAGCTTCTTTGAACAATGGATCGTCAAGCAGATTCTTGAGCATCTCACGTCGTCTAAAAGCTAAATCGTCCATTACTGTACAGTCTCCGTCGCCGCTGTGCGCGTCTTGTGAACTTCAGCAGCCACAGCCCGCTTAGTCGCATCATCCATCGCCACTTTCTGAGCAGCTACTGCGTAGTCCTGCTCTTGTTTATCACGTAGCCTGTCGTCCTCCATCAGAGCACGCTGCATGTCGGACCGTGCCTGAACAGTAAGGCGCTGTTGCTCGCCTTGCTGCTGCACCTTAAGCTTGGCCACATCAATCTGACCTTGTTGCTCATTCTCCTTGGACCTAAGAGCAAACTCCTGTTGTAGTTTAGCTTGATTGATCTGCATATCAGCCTGCGCCTTGATTTGCGCCGCGCCTTTGACATCTGGGACGGGTGGCTGTTGCGACTGAGCAGCTTGTTGCTGTGCCTGCTGCATCTGTTGATCCAGTTTCTGGAGGATGTCAGGCGTGACTGGTGGGAAGTAGTCTGTGATCGTCTTTATACCCCCAAGGCGGAGGAGTTGCTTGTAGGTGTTGCGCAAGTTCTCCCACCCGCATATGGGATTAGCAAAGCCAAGCTTGTCCACGAAAGCTTGCTGTGGTCCGATGATGCCTTGCAACACTGCCATCTTCTCATCTATGCGACCATTGCCCAACCCAACGTTGACCACCACGTTGACTTGATCGTGCCATGTGTCGGGTTGCACCTCAGTGTAGTCGTTGCCTGTCTTGACCGACTGGTGGCCCTTGAGCCTGGTCATAGCAGTCCTGAGGATGGCAAGGAACATAGAGCTGATGCCTGTCTCACCAAGGTTGCGCGCCATCATCTCCAGGCGAGCATCAGACCCTTGCACGATTGCATTAGCTGCCACACGGCTTGTAGACTGCAGCGCGTTGCTGTCAATGCCCTGGCTCATCTTGCTGACACCACTGCGCTTCTCAGTCACGTCATCAAGGTATTGCAGCACAGGCAGCGTCTGCCCTGCCACGAATGGAGTAGAGAGCTCCTGTATCTGTCCCATCTGCTTGACTCGCACGATGGCTCCAATTTCATTGTTCTTAGCGTCTTCTAGATTGACCTGGGACTCATTGACTTCAGTGCGCGGCGAGTTGACCAGCGCCGTATTATCTAGGATGCTCCTCACTAGTGCAGTAGAGCTATCCTGGTCTTGCATGATGTCTTCTGCCAAGGATATTGGGAACATGACGTGGGGCTGCAGGTCCACCTTGAAGATAGCCAGTGGGCAGAAGCTAGCAGGCTCGTCCACGACTATTTTGTAGTTGCTCCCAGCTGTAATGAAGTGACGCAGCTCGGCTACACCGTCCCCGTTTGCGTCTATCTGCATCCAGAACTCGCCAATGAGCATGAGGCCTGCAGTCTTGTCCAGTGGGTTGTTTTCACCACTCTCTGGCATGTTAGTGTAGTAAGTCTGACGCTGTTGCTTCTCAGTCTGCATCTGACTGGTGTCGTCGACACTGCCGATGCCGATCTCCAGCAGCTTGTCGTAAGGTAGCCCCATGGCTACTGCCTCGTAGACCCGTAAGTTTTGCCTCGTCCCGATGAGTCTGGCGTCGTCTGCTGACGTAGCAGATGAGTTGACCAGGAAGCTCTCCGGCGGCACGCAGTCCAGGTGCCAGATGTTGCGTATAGAGTAGTGCGTGAGGATCACCTGATAGAGCACTGACCCATCAGGCTGTGGGATGGCTTCAGATTGCTCCGTCACCTTAGGCTGCATGGAGTTATCTTTGTGAGCCTGCACGAGGCTTTGCAGCTCCTCTGCAGTGACGAACTTAGGCGGCATGGGCGCTGACACCACGCGTTCTTCTAAGCTGACCTTGACCACTCCAATGCGCGCCTTGAGGGCATCCGTGGACCCTTCTATGAGCGCTTTGTACCCGCCGAACTTGTTGTAGATGCTGTTCACGAAGACAGTCTGATCCTTAGTGATCTTGTCATCTTCCTCATTTTCTGATGAGAACTCTGCCACCAAATCAGACTGCGTGAACATTCTAGCCACGTTAGGTATCACTGACTTGACTGTGTCGCGCACCTTAGTAATGATGATGCTGGAGCGTCCAGCTGGCGCTTGCAACTTAGTCTCGCCTTGGTAGTACTTATCAGCCGTGATGCGAATGTTAGACAACTGACCATCGATGAAGTCTGCAGCGTCGAAGGCCTCCAGTGCCAGTGTATCCTGGATCTCTTCCTCAGTCATGGGCTTTAGCTTTTTAGCTGTCCGTGACGCTGCTGATTTTCTCGAGAATGACATGCTAAGGCACCACGTGCAGATGTCTGAGGTAAGGCTTGGACCAGTCGCTTCGCTTATAGCTCACCAATGGTGCTCCCATGACTGCAGTCCTAAACGCGTCTGCTCCATGTGATGCAAAATCATGTAACGGAAGTGGAGCAAACGTACGTAGATTTTCCTTATAGTCGGTTCTATAGGATCTTAACATATGGATCCCATTAGCTGTGTTAGCCTGATCCCACCACGAGTTAGGCAGAATTTGTCGCACTGCTTCTATTCCATCCCCCACGTTTGATTTCGGCACGACGATAGTATTGAAGTTGCGTTCGTTGAAGAACTGCACCCTGTTTTTACCCGTCTGCAACTCTCTTGCCTCTGCATCATGGGGTAAGATGACAGTGTCGATGGTGTATTTGAGGTTTCTGAGGTAGCTTATGAAGTGTGACAGAGGCACATCAGTGTCCTCGTAGTAGCTGAGCCAGTGCCACTCTGGACCAATTATCTGGTATGTCCACACTGCAGTGGCATCTCCGATCCCCAGGTCGAAGGCTGCGTACACGTTTGCTGCAGGATCATGGTTCAGTTTGATAATTCTCTTATCCTGATACGCTGCCACGATGTCCCTGGCGTAGTATGCCCCAGACGTGACCTGAACATAGTCGCCTTCCCAGATGTGCATTGCTGAGATGGGATCGTTCTTAAAATCTCTGTCCTTGTCTTTGAGAAGCACCTTTTCTATCCACGGATTCTCGCTCCAGTTGGCAGTGATGCATATGACGTCAGGGTCGTTTTGATTTTCCCTAAAAAACTTGTCTACAGGGTCTTCTGCATACCGTGGGTTCCAGCTGAACCACAGTTCCGATCCCTCTTTACGAATTGTAGGATAAAGTACGTCGAAAGAATGCTGGCGCAGTGACTGCGCTTCCTCGACCCACGCTATATCAAACCCTTCCATGGACTTGATAGCATCTGATGTGTGATCTTTCATACCACGGAACGCGATGTAGCTGCCATTGTCGTGTTTGATGTCAACTTCTGTGACCGTAAACCCAGGCAGTTTCATCTCGTCTATCATGAGTGTGAGTAGAGCGTGGACTGAATCCTTGATGGAAGTTTGCACCTCACGCACGCACAGCGCGCGCGTTCTTTTTCCTACGCATCGTGACAACATCTGACCAGCGAAGAAGTGACTTTTACCACTACCACGA